GGCTAGTCTCACGGCGACACAGAAGGTGTCTATCATCCAGCTCAGACCCACAAGGCTTGAAGAGCTCTTGTGGTAGCTTGAATGCCTGTGGCAAAAGCGCCTACGGGGCCAGGAGCGAGAGAAGCTCCTTGAAGAAAGGCACCGAGGATCTTTTGCACCCTTTCCCAGAAGTGGGCATTTTGATGGTAAGGGACCGCAACCGGTATACTTGTTGCAACCTTACGGTAGGCCATAAGGGCAACTTCATCCAAGGGGGGGGAATCTTTCGCTGACTGATAAAGTGCAGAGTTGGGGTTCACACGATACTCAATGCACGCCCAGGTCTTCAAGATAAAACTGTTGACCGCGGCCTTTGGAGTCGACACACGGATAACAATCGAATCTATTGTACCCATACCTAACACATCACCATCCAGCAACCCAAACTGTTGGTTCGGATTGGCGCCAGATGATCCAAGAACAGGACAAGTGGACAGGCCCTCCAACACTGGAGCAAACTCAAATTCAGGCTCATTACAGATGGACTGTGAATAGAGACCGTCAATGAAAGATCCAACGTAATTATCGGGCGAGACCGCAGATGTACCGTCGAGACCGTTAACCATCCAGCCGTGCTGCGAAATGTTCACAACAGGGGAGGTGGCAACGTTAACGATATAGGTCGACTGTTGCATGCGTAGGGGGATTTTCCAAGCTGTGACCGAACCGGCAAACTGCATATGGTTCGAACATGAATAAACACCAACACTACTAGACATGTGTCTAAACATCGACACTTCGTTAGCACGAGCAGCGGAGCCAGAAGCTCCGGTAGCTCCGAACAAAGTGTTGAAGCCTGGTGCATATACCGGTTTCCAGACACTGGCAGCAGTTGGAAGAGTACCAAGAGGAGTATCAGTAACCCAGTAAGACACACCAGGAGTAGGTGCGATTAAGTAAAAGGTGTCACGATCAGCGGTCGCGGTGACAGAGCTGGTCGTGACGTCTTTCCGCACTAGTGTTTTACCTTGGAAAGCGTCAGGGATTCCCTGCCCTGGATCAGTGTTAAAATCCGGAGCAGCAAATGCACACTTAAGGAAATCCAGACCCGCCTTAGACATCGCCATGCCTTTCGGCTGGCGCCTGCGGCGGGCGACGTTTCCTTTTGGCCTTTTGACGGGCTGGAGGGGCTGGGGGTTGTTGTTGCGACGGGCATTCGTCTTTCTGCGGGGCATTGTTTCAACTAAAAAAAAATTTTGTTCGCGTTGGTGTTGGAGATGAAAGGATTCGCGTTGGTATAGGATGCACTTCAGCAGTGACCACTACGGTTTCGCCCGAAGATCTCTTCGAGGGTTTTGATGGCTTTCTCGACTTCTTCTTTGTTGACCGGGGCGGAATACGCTTCATGTTGGTGGAAATGCTTGTGTCGGGCGGTGGCACCCTGGACGGCTTGTCGGAGATGTCCACTAAACCTGAGGAGCCAGGCGTCGCGGGCGGCACACATGTCGCGGTAGTTATCACTTGAGAGGGGCATTTTAAATCAAATGGTGGAAGATCAGGCTGTAATATTTCACCCGCTACCACGCTAGCGATCTTGGGTTTGAAAAAGTGGTTATTATCCCATTTTACATTCCCAATCTCATCAAGGGTCATGGCAGAATCCAGTCCTGATTCGATAGCGTTGATCTCATCTACGCTCAAATCCAACAACTTGCACATCGCCGATAGCAGGCCGTCAGCATCATCCTGTGGATACGGTCCACGCGAGACTCGATAGTCTTCAACCCCACCCGTGTATTGGAGTTTGGGATGGGTGGCTTTGAGGATACGCAGAACAGCACGACAATACGCCCCAATGATGGGGGTCTTTGCGTCTGTAACCATGTACCCAGTAGCCCGGTTGAAGGCTGCTTGTTCGATCGAGGTGCCTCGGGGGGCCATGCTCAGATGGAGTTTCGGCAGAGTCCGCAACGGGTCCTGCATAGTTGTGTCATTGGTCGGGTTGACATACACGCGCCCCAAGAAGGTCACAAGGTCACCATCCAGAGGATGCACGACCTCAGATTTAAGTTTATGACCTAACTTTGCGGCCACTTCCTCCAGAACTTTCGCGTATCCGGGAAAATTGACTCTAATCCTGTCATCAGATGCACCTAACACCCAGTTGTTTAGATTCTTCCACGCCATTTTGGGCGTCTGTCCTAGTTGACGTAGTGCAATATAATCATGCCGCAGGGTCACGAGATTATTATCGTTGGTTGTTCCTGGAGAGCCACTCAGCTGAGAGGTTCCCGGGTTATACACCACGCCGTTTGCCGTAGTCCCTTTTCTAGGCCTATCCTTCCGCAATATTTCCATAAGCTGCACCTTGTAGTCCGGATGGACCCAGCGCATGTAAGCTTTCTCTTTGAACCGTTTGTCGTCGTCTGATACGTTGCCATCCAGTCGATGGTAATCAGAGAGGATCAATCCATAAGGATGAGACATCAAGTGCTGTACACGTGCGACGATTTCCGAGGGTGTCATAGACGAGCCGAACCACGGACACTTCTTCAACACCGTATCCTTGAAGGGGTACGTGAATGTGCTGTAGAGGCTCTGGTGGGCGGAGTCTACCGTACTGATGTTTCTCGGGTCGGTTGGCGCATTGTATGCTTCCTTCTTGATAAACGACTTGACGTTGTTCTTGTAGCCATAGGTCAAGGAGGCAGCGACTATAGCAGCGCGGCCTTTTTGAGCGGGCTTTGTCTGCCTAGCGTTGACTTCCTCAATCGTGATGGGTACGCCTAATCCAGGGGTAGGGATCAAGAACTGCAGAAGTTCGTTGTCATAGCCTTGCCACTCAACGGGAGTCTTCGCTGTGTTGATACACGCGGTGACTCGACCAGAAATGGAGGCAACGTCATTGTTATACGACTTGACAGGGACAACGGCTGGTGCAGTTACAATCGGAGGCGTTGTTGCCATTCCCACAGTTTTTCCATCCTCATGGACTAGACCTTCAAGAGCTTGAAAGCCATGGACAGGAATGGTAGATGTGTTAACGACAGTGTCACCACCAATTGATTCTAACACGTCAAAAAGCAAGGGTGCAAGTAAGGAGGCTTGCTCGATGCGCTGTGACACCAAAATGCGCTCAACGTCGCTGATGGCTGGGTTCTTAGAGTACTTCCTGCGGGTCCGCAATGCGTCAAAAACCATTACTGGGATCGTCGCGCTGCTGGTCCCATGCGGGGGTGCGATAGATATAGTTCCCGCGACGACATTGCGTACAGTGGTAGCCCCGCCGTTACAAGGTTTGAAACGCGTAATAGGGGGGTCAGCACGGCGTGAGCATGTGTGGCGGGGGAAATATGCGGTGGGATAGAAGCCCACTACGCGCCTGGTAGGATCAGCGGAAAGGACATGCTGTTCGATGTTGTATAGTATCATGTTACCATGGATACCGCGCACCAGGATAGAGTCACCCTCATACTTCCACAGAGGATGTATGTAAGTGGCTCCACCGGAGACGCTGTAATGTAGGAGGTTGTCCACAAAGTGATAACGGCAATCAAGCGCCTGACCCGCCGCTTCTGTAGGCACAAATGTGTACAGAAGCATCGGCAGGCCATAACGCAGATATTCGTTTATGTCACAATAGTAGTCAACGTCAACAAACATTAATACATGTTTATCGGTCAGCACGTCGTTCCTAAAATTCTTGTCTAGATCCTTAGACATGTAGTAGTACCTACATCCATCATACTTGTCCCTTTTCGACATCGAGACACTGTAGGGTGTGAAGCCTGCGCCTACGATGACGTTCTCCATCGCAGCGGCTGTTGCTGTGCGCAAGGCCCCCGCAGAGGGATGAGTATGTTTGATGTTGGCCCTAAACATGTCTACTGAGACCAGTCTCCGATTAAGCAACTCTTTATAATCAGGAGGGGCGCGTCGATACTTGCTGGCTAGCTCGCTCCTCTTGATGAGGTCACTACCAATCCACTTTTTAGTGAGGAGCCGGCCCCAACGCTTAATTGTTGGAGTCTTGCCGAGTCGCATAGGCCCACACTTAGAGCGTGGGACTGATGGACCAGCGTCGGTTTGCAAGTATCTGCTGGATGCAGATCTGCCACTCCTAGCAGACCTGGGATTTGGAGCAATGCCTTGCTCGCTTGTTTGGGTTTGTTCAGTATTCATTTTGTTTATGAGTCTTAAA